GAAATGATCGAATACCCGAGAGAACAGATGAGAGAATCTCACCAGGAGCGTCATCGGACGGGCGAAGAAAGGAAAGGACAGGTTTCGAAACCAGACTCCTCCTCCTACAATCAAAGGTCTGACTATTAAGGTCAGCCCAGCGACGTGAGTAGATAGTCTTAGACTCGTTAACTGAGAGCCCAAAAAGGGAAGTGACAAGACGCCACTTACTGTACATCTCGGGGCTAGCCCCGAAAAGACAGTCATCTCCGTTAAACCTACCAATCCGCTTCACCCCCGGTCCGTACGTTTCCTCCGCAGCGATGTCGTGACATGCCTTGTTGATAAGGCATAATATGGGGAAACTGACCAAATTCCCCATCATACTACCCCTAAGGATAGGTCGCACACATCCTGATTCAGAGATCCACCTAAGGTTCGAAAACGAACCCAAGAGGACCTCCCTCTCTTCCTCGGTTAAGTGCGGATCCTCCGCGATGACAGAGACAATAGCCTCAACAGCTGGCAAATAAATGAGATCTGTAGCGGAATCGTAATCTCCACTAACCAAATCCTCATCTGTTGAGTCAAGGACAGAACAAAAGTCCTCCACTGTCACATCACCACGAACGCACCATCCAAAGGACGACAAGTGGTCATAAAGAGCATTGTGTACAGGTCTAAGAACGCGTTTGACGCGCGCCCCCTGCATAGTCACAACTCTAAACTTCCCCTTCTGTTTAGCAACACCTCGGCGAACAAGAGAATAATCTCCTGAAGCCTCAGCGTCACTAACAGCAAGAGTACCACCTGTCCCTCTCTTCTCTTCCAGACATCCCTGCTGGTCAGGTACGTAAATGTCTGAAGGTTGGAATGGCTCGCGTATATCCTGGCGACACGCATTTAACCTCTTCCCCCACCCCTCAGCAAGTGTCCGAACAGTCTTCTGGAGCCGTGCGGCATAAAACGAGGCAACCGCATTTCCATACGGTACCGACGTTCCCACACGGGCATCCCAAGACTGCCTTGCTGACTGTCCCAACTTGCTATCGCAAGGCTTACAAGGTCGATCGAAAAGCCTTTTACAGCCCTTAAACAACATAGCAAGCCTCATTCTTTTTCTGTTTTTACACTTACTCAAGAACTCGCTGGCAAGTTCATCCCACCTCTGTCTGATTGTAGAGCAATTGTCACCATCCAAAACGGTGATGCAATCGTGTGTGAGACCGAACTCACGGGACACGATTTCAATTACTCTATTCAGAGCCTTGACTAAGGACCCTCCTGCAGGACAGGGGGCTCCGCGTTGAGCCAAAGAGGAAAAAAC